CCAATTGCGGCAACTCCACAACCACATTCTTGTGCGCTACAAGCAGCTTTTTCATCATAGATTCCACTCTTTGCCCCGAAAATCCTTCCATGCTCTTCGCGATAGATCCCGACGCCTGATCTACGTCAATATCCATAAGACCGCTATCTGCACTATCGTCTTCCTGATTCTCGCTTCCATTCCCGACGAGCGGTAAAAGTGCCGCAAGAACAGGTGTCAGCAACGAAGCCAAATCCCCAGTCAAATTTGCAGCCACCATTGCCGGAAATGGTTTGATGTAAAAATTGTAATCTCCAATAGTTTCCTTCTTCGGCTCTGTCTGTCTTAATCGTGCCATGCGTCAACCCTCCTAACTTTCTTTGCCGTCTGCCACGACAATTTCCCATTCTCTGTTATTCTGTGCTTTTCCGTATGTCTTTGAAGATAGCTTTGTTACCCATCCTGTAGAAGCGCTGAACTTCTCGTTTCCAACTAAATCCTTTACGGTAACAGCAAAAAAACCTTTTCCGGAAGACTTCATTTTTTCATACATCTTCCTAAGATATGAATTGGTTCTGGAATTCTGGAGAAGTGAAACCTTCACAGTATATATAGAAGATGGGTCTATGCTTACGCATACTTCACCATCCGCCCCAGCCACATAACTATTTCCATCACCGGCAGGCTCAATTGTGATAAAACTATCGTCTGCAAAGCCACTTGCAATATGATTTCCCAACGCAAGCGAAACCTTTTTAGGGTTATAAGTTGTTACTCTCGGCATTTATTTTCACCTCCCATTATGCATAAACAAGACTGCCACTAATATCTACTGCCTGGATTGCTCCCGCCAGCTTTGCCGTAAACTTGCAGCCTTTTAATTGTCTGGATGCCTTTTGTGCATCACTCAAACTTGCAGAACTTGGTACAGTAATGGTATATCCTGGAATCTCATTATCGTCCTCGTCATACTCCGTTGGTGCAATGCCGCCTACTTTCTGCCCTTCTTTTAGTGATTCCTCCATCTTGCCCTCAATACCAGTAATTCCATCATCTGTATAAGGCACTTTCTGATTCAACACCAATAAGTTAAACACCCGCTCCTGCATATCGTTCTTCAGCCAATCTCTGAAACGAATGGTGTCAATCCACTCATTGCCAAGCACCTTTCCACCCATAGAACTTGTGATATTTTTCCTTGCATAAGTCGTAAAGTATGTGACATTGTTGTCATCGCAATACTTTTTCATGGTAGAGGAAAGTTTGCAAGGAGATACCGCTGCCAGTGTTTTTAGTGCCCATGTTTCACTGCCCGGATCATAACCAAAGCATTTCGCCATCATAGCGAGGGTAATATAATAATTCTCCACCGGTTGGGTTTCCACATCAGGAACACCGCCGCCATATGCCGCAAAGCTGCGGAAATAATTGGTTGTTGTTACTGGAAGTTGCTGCTCCATAAAAGTAAAGCCGAACAGTTTTTTATTGCTCTCTGTCCACTTTACTGTTTCTTCTATGTCCGTTACATTGAGAAATGTTTTGGAAAGGCTGATACCATACCATCCTCCCGCCTCCTGCGCCCGATCAAGCACTTCACTCATTTTCTCATAAACAATATTTTCTTCATCATCATCATTAGATATCTGCCTTACAATTACATAGATTGTATCTGGCTCTGGTGACTGAGAATATGCCACCGTTGCCATAATATAAGCCTGGTGTTCGGTAGAAAATCCGTAATCTGCCAATTCTGCCGCCTGTGATATGCCAATGACTTTTTTCCCAATGCTTTCCTTAGCATCTGCAGCCTTATCCGGTGCCTCCACAACCATAAGAATGTTGCTAAAGCTCTCGTCGCTGGAGCCAGGAGTAGCAATCTCAATGTCTACATTGACAATTTCATCAAGATTATTTCTAATTGCCATCGTCTGATTCCTCCTGTATTATTACTTCTTCTATTACAGAGGTTTTCGCCTCCGTAAATTCCTGCAATCCGCCTCCGCTGGCATTCGGTACTAATTTATTTCCAGATACTCCATATTGTCCATCTGCTATTCCAACATAGGATACTGTAAATTCACACATGGAACGGTAATTAAACTTCGTATCTCCTATTAGTTCCGACAAATCCCTTATAGGGGGATTGCAAACAATAGTTACACTTTTTTGTGCCAGCTCTTCCGTAATCCCTTCTGAATCAAGAAACCGTACAAATTCTTCCAAATCTTCTACTGCGGTATTTTCAAAGTATCTGGCATTTCCTGCCTTTACTTCTTTCCCGACAGTATATAGATTCATTTCAAAAATAAAATCATAGTTGTAATACTTGTGTTCCCTTTCATCATCAGACAGAGGAAATGCAGATCGGTTTAAATTACGATATCCGAGAGTGATGTATGGCGGAGCAGGTGTTACCCCTTTCGTCTTCTCCCATACAACCATAGCACCTGGATGATACCTTGTAACCAATTCATAGAGCAGCTGCTTTATTTCCGGCAATGTCATGTTGATTCCTCCGTTTCTGATTTTACTGATTCCTGATTTGTACTGGTTGGTATCAATTCAAAAGTTGAAGTCCAGTGTTTAAGAATCGTGTTTCGGCTTAATCTTGAAGACATGCATTCAAACCACCTTCCCTCATATAAGAGCTGGTCTGACCGAATGCCATCTTCCTGCTTTGATGTCCGAATAGGGAAATCTCCAAACGCTTTTAACATCATCTTATCCCTACTGCCGCCAGCTTCAATCACTTCCTGGTCAGACATTTCCTGCACATCAAGTGATACTGTGATATCCTTATAACCAGCTGTTGGATAACCGTTTACAACTGAATCTTTTTCATATCTTCTCAAAGTATAATCCGCTGCGAAAAATGGCATTAGTCAGAGCCTCCTTTCTCTTTTATTACATAATTGATGGACTGCCTCATGCGGCCAGTATCGATCAGCGGCGTATCAGAACCTTTACGCTTGATTGTAGCCTCTGAATTTGGAACAAAATTACCCTTGGTAATTTCCTCTTGGACAAGGCCTTTCTGAAACACTCCAATTTTCTTTAGAATATCCTCTGCAGAGCCGCCTTTAAGAATTTCTTTTTTCATTGACTGCAAAAAAGCATTTATCTGAGCCGCATTTGCATCCACGCTATCTCGCAGAAAAGGTCTTGATGGAATGTGAACGGTTCCAAGCTCATTAAACATTGCTATATCTACCAAATCCACACCATCCTCACTGCCTTCTCCCTGCTGAATGCCAACTCGAACTTCTAACTTTTCAAAGTCCTTCAGCATCTTTTCAAATTTTCTGCCCTCTGCAGTCGTAGTTTCCCTAATTCTAACCGCCATGCTCAATCCCGGCAGACACAATTGTTACAATACAGCGTTTCCTGAGTTGGAGATACTGCATTCCATATACAGTGCGGCCAAACTCCGAATCCGTAGCAGTGTTTCCTGCCTGGTTATTAAAAAAGGACACCGATGTTTCGCCTTCTGAAACAGAGGCTAATCCAATGGTGTCCCCTATCGAACCAATACCACCCGATACTCCAAAACCAGACAATTTCATTTTATGCGCTGCCAAATAAGCACGAGCCTGCTGATACATTTTTCCGAATCTCTTTTTACTGATAAGCGGCTCCGTAAGAGATAAGAACATATTCACAGTATCATCCGGCACTTCATTAAACTCATTCATTGTCGCTCTGATGATTTCAAAAGCTTCCATGATGACCTCCTCCTATTTATCGAGAGCAGTCAAAATTTTCTCCTTCAAAATCTCAACGGTATCATCATCTTTCACTTCAAGCCCCATTCCGGCAGCCTTCGTCAGAAGTTCCGGTTTTTTCATTGACTGAACCGCTTTGATTTCTGCCTCTTTTTCTGCCTGTGCTGCTGCAATGGCAGCCTGTTCCTCCTTATATCTGGAAATGGCTTCTTCGGCAATTTTGGCTCTCTCAAAATCACTGATACCATTACCATCAGATGAGGCAACCGCTTTTTCAGAATCTACAAGAATGCCATTTTTCAAATAATCAATAATTGACGGATGATCCTGAAAACTCTCCGGCAATTCCATATCTGTACCAGGGAGAAGAGGCTCTCCGTTAATTGCAATAATCTTTCTTGATTTATTTGTGACTTTCATCTCTTTACCTCCTTAAATTCCGTATGCCAAAATCATTGATAGCGGATAATAGATAATGAGGCCTGCTGTTCTGGTTTCGCAAGGCACCTCTGTTTCCAGTTTCTGAACCTGTAAAGGATACTGATAAAACGGAATCGGAATCTCCAGGCTGAATTTTTCCGCATCTTTCGTGTACATAAATGCAACATTCTTTCCGCTGGGATTAACGTCAGTAGCCGAATCCTGCAATTCTGCCATGCTCTCAAAATTCTTCAAATAAGGCGCATGTTCTTTTATAAAACTGAGAATCGTGGTTTCAGTATCAGGAATTCTCCTTGTAGCCAAATCCATATAGATGTACGATGGCAGCGCAAGGGTATCCGGCTTTTCAATCGACATGGTAATCTTGTCAATAAACTTCTGTATGCCGTTAATATCCTCCAAAATCTGGTCTGCATTTTTATACTTCCACTCCGTATGTGCTTTTGCCTCTGTGTCCCCATCTCCCTTAACCGTGACAGTGGACAGGGTAAAAATCGGAATATCGTTTCCGTCAGAAAAAATTCCAACAAGATTATGTTTCTTATCGCCGGCAAACGCAATCTTATTAACCATATAATCAGAGGCTCTTCTTGCCGCTGACCCCTTTCTTGCATCCAGAGACTTGCCTGCCATACGGGATGCCCTCATTTCCTGCACATTATATCCATAACTGTCGCCGATGGACTTAATGGAGGCTGTGTGGGATTCTCCCTGCACGTCAACTCTCGGAAGGTCAGTTGCATAGTTATTGATAATCGCAGCCATGCCGGTAATATCATAGCTGTAGTAAGTAGTAGTTTCTGCTCCCTCATTTACCTCAGAAGTGATCGGGAAATATGCAAGGGCAGAAAATTCCGGATACTGCTTATCATAGGTCTTTGTCTTTACCTGATCCAGCTCCCTGGCAAAAAATACAGTTGCAGATTCAACGCTGTCAAAGCGGAGCTGCTCACTCCCTGCCAGACCTTTTACAAGGGTTGATCCCTTTAATGCACTGTAATCATCCATGTTAAAATCTTTCATTGATAAATACCTCCTTATTCTGCTTTTCCTGCGGCGGGTACAGAACCCGGAAGGAATTCTGCATTTGCAATGCCATTGTCTGTCTCTCCAAGGAAAATAGCATTGACTTCTACCTTGGTTGCAGTATCTGCTGATGTGGTAAACAGGCCTGCTTCATCACCGGATGTAATCATATATACTTTTTCCCTGTACTTCGGTACGGCATCTTTTCCAGTCTTTATCCACACTTTTCCATAGTGCAGACAACCAACAGTACGCTTATCACCAATTTTTACACTATTATCCATATCCATCTCAACCATAACAGAATTGTGAACAACAACGCCTTCAAATTCTGCAGAGGTCGTAGCAGAAGTAGGTTTTTTTACATCTGTTCCGGCATTCGTTCCAGTAACAACACCAATTCCAAAAGAAATATTCTCACCCTCTGTCTGTCTTGTAGATACTTCATGGGCCGATAAATCAAAGAGCCCCCCGGCTACCCCTTTGGGAAAGCCAAAACCATAACTTGTCTGTGCAGCCATACTCATTACTTCTTACCTCCTGTCATTCTTGAAATCATGTTCTTGCGGGCAGAGTTAGAATTGCTTTCCTCTCTTGCATCCCGACGAACTTTATCAGTTACCATCTTCTGACGCTGATCGTCTGTACTCTTTCTCTCGCTGTAAGTCTGCTTTGCAATATCATAAGCCGCATTGATATAACTGTCGCTCTTTCCGTCAAGATTAATCTTTGGATTGACCGCCTTAATAATTTTCTTCCGGCCATCTCTTACTGAGAGTTTCTCAACGCCATCCAAATGCAGCTTGTCAGCCATGCGGCATACATCCAGACGCTCCTGGATAACTTTATCAATAGAATCCATGTTTACTCCTTTCTCCTTTTCTTCTCCATTGCCGCATGGTTCATCAGAATCAGTGTTTTCCTCTTCCGCAAGAGCCTTTTCATCAGCTGGAGCAGGCTCTTCTTTCTTTTCTTCCTCGTCACCGTTCATATCGCTTGCAGCCTGCAGCTTATCAATTTCTGCAAGAAGCGTGTCGAGGTCCGCTTTCTGTTCAGCAATAATTTCCTCCGGTGCCATTCCTTCACCTTCTGAATCCCTGCGGTCAATATTCTCTCTTACCTGATCTACAGCGCTCTTTTCCTCTTCCGATTCTTCTGCTGATACTTCTCCAGTCTCGCCGCCGTCTGTTCCTTCGCCAGTTGCCTGGCTTGCCGCCTGCTGAGCCTTGAACAATGCAATAGCAGCCTCCATCTCTTCCGGAGAAAGCTCTGCTCCCTCGTCAGCTCTGCGACCTTTTGAATTAGGTTTACCCATAATTGCCTTGCCTCCTTTTAAGATTTGTTCATCATCATCTTTTCCATCGATATTGAGCCGGGCGGTTTCCCCTGCCCTTGCCTCAGCAACCAAGGCAAGATGATTGATTTCAATGTTTTTCTGTATGCAATCATACTTCTCTCCCTCATATATTCCGGGAGTATCATCCGTATCAAGACTGTAGCCAAGTGATAATTCCTTTAATCCGCAGTTTTTTAGAGCGTTGGTATCGTGAATAATTATCTCGCAGCGTACATTATCTCCGTCGCGATATCCTTTACTCATAATGGTTCCAATCTGTTCCCTGCGAACATTCTCCTTATCCACCTCGCCAGCGTCATGTGTGATGATAATTGGCTTGCCTTTGTAACTCTCCAACGATTTCTCGTCGAAGACATACTCTGGCAGTCGGAGTTCCCTCCGGGTACTTCCATCATCATTCTTATACTCAAATATGCCACAGGTAGTCACAATCGGGTGATCCACCAAATAGCCTTCTTCTGTGTAATAAGTCCGATCAACTGAAATACTGTCAATTCGTTTGAGTTTCACTTCTTTCACCTCCTGTTTACTTCCGCTTTTTCAATGCAACCACTTCCTTTCATACTGGTAAATCCAGTGTATCTATATCAAACACCGGAATAGCGCAACACCGGCATTGATAATCCTGTCCAGGATGACAGCATCTGCCTCCGCCAACATCCGGCGGATTGTCCCAGCTGATTATCCTACCTTCCAGTTCTCTATGACTTCTCCGCTCTCTTTGATCCATAACCCCGGACCATTTGTACCTTGAAACACCTGCATCTCTCTGCTGGCTCTCTGTAATGTCGGCATTAAGTTTTGCTGTCTGGTCCCTTGCAATCAGCTTTGCATGGCGCTTACTCATTCCATATTGCCGCTGAATTTCCTTTACAATATCTGTCGTAGTAGAACCTTTCATATAGTTCTGATAAACCAACTCTTTCATCTTTTCAAGAGACTGACCTGGTACCGTCTTAATCAGTTCCACATTATCAGATACCCATTTCTCTAACATTTCTCTGTAATAATCTCCGGAATAATAATCATCAAGCAAATTGATACCCAGTGTCTTGCCTACTGCTTTCTTCCACTCTCGAATCGTGAGTTTGTGATCAAGATTGGCAATCTTGTTTATCTGTCGTTTCAAATCGTAAAGACCAAAGGCGGCATCCAGCTCCCTCTTAATTGTTTTAAAAAGAATTGTGAGCCGTACAATCGTATTGTCTATTACAGAGAACCTTGCAATTTTTCGCTTTTCCTCATTTTCCTTCTTGGAATCCACATGATACCTAGTGCTTTCATTGAGAATCTGCTTTATTTCCGGAATATATTTCATCAGGATTTCTCTCTCAATAGCCATATATTCATTAACCATTCGCAAATACTCACGCTCTGCGCTGACTGGATACTTAGGCCGGTATTTACAGGAAACTGATTTCTTTCCTTTATTTTTCTTTCTCAATTCTTCCCGGAACAGTTCTTTGCGAAATTCATCATCCAAACTACCACCTTCTCTCATTGCCTCTTATTCGATATTTACAATCCCAATCGTCTATTTAACTGTTTGCAACAAAAAAGCCCCGCATTGCCACGATTAGCGGCACCACAGGGCAAAAGAAAAGAGCCTTGCACACTCGCAAGCCTCTGTATCTTATATTCCAAGTTCGTCCAGATACTCAATTATATCATCGCTGTGTCTGGTGGAATCCTCTTTGATGAAATCTATAACCTTTCGCATGTTTTCTTCATCATCCTTAACCGCACACTTTACACCAGCAACAAAATCCTCATATGCATCAGGCACCTGGTTCAACAGCTTAATCAATTCCTCCATCAGTCGTCCTCCTTGATTTTCATATAGATATCGTAATTATCAAATCCATGATTTCTGAATCGATACAAGTACGATGGGCTATCAGGCTCATTGGAGTGCGTTCTAATGAAGCAGCTCCTTTTTCCTTTGTATTTAGCATGGTACACATTGTTAATGTCATGCGTTACCTTTGCTTTTTCCTTTTCTGTCATTGGAAGGGATTCCTTTTTCTTTTTCCCGGTCTTTCCCTCATCCCCACTTCCTTTTGGGTATCTCCCGGAACCAGGGCCTCCATCACCTTCTACTGAAATATTACTTGTAGTTCCGCCTGATGTCAACTGAATTTGCGACAGTTGATTAAGCAGTTCCCTCACCGAAAGTTCAAAAGGCAGGAACATATTATATTTGAGGACATCTGACACTGATTCAAACCTCGCATTCTCCATCTCTGTATTGAATGCTATGGGCGTTCCGTAAAATTCAGTGCAGACAAACACCTGTGATGTGCAATACTCTGCTGGCATTCCAGAGATAATTGTCAACGGAATTGTTTCGGCAATATTGATTCCAAATTCCTCTCTGGTTTCCCTAATCGCCGCATCTTCCGGTGTTTCGCCTATCTCAATATGACCTCCCGGACCACAGACCAATCCATTGTCCTTACGCTCGCCAATTAAGATTTTCCCATCTTTAATCACAAGCACTCCACATCCTGTAGGCATTACCGCATCCATTTCCATATTGTCCTGCTGTTCTCCGCTTGCTTCGGCAGACAAGGCAGTATTCATTGTTTCTGCAGATTCGTTTTTGTCTACTGGCGCCGCTTCTTCCATAGCGCCCCAATCATCTTCTTCATCCAGAATATCATTTACTGTAAACTCTCCATTTTCCGCCAGTCTTCTTCTTACCTCCGAAGCGTCAAGTGCCTGCATATCTACATAAGCCTGTGCTGTCTGAGCTTTTGTGAGTTCCGTCGCCGCTTTTGTCTGATCCACGCTTGCCTGCTCTGTTTCGCTAAGATTCCATAATGGTTTGAATCCAAGTGAATACTTTGGTATTTCTTCAAACTCCCCTTTATACTTTCCAACAATTAAAATTATATCTATCAGTACACCAAGGTTCCTTTTGAGATTTAGCTTTTGGATTTTATTCACATAGGAATAATAGTTTTCCATATCCCCTTCCCCTGTGGCATTTTCTCCAGCCGGGGAACGACCAAATAACTTTGTCTGAGGAATGTTTGTAACTGCTGACAACATATTGCAGGTGGCATCTATAATATCCTTTACGCCAGAAAATGTAACTGTCTTATAATCATAGTCCTCTCCGTTAGCATCTATGGCTATGCTGTTGATAATGCCTTTTGCCATATCAATAATACGAAGCCGCCTAAGAACAATATCCTCCCCCTCGTCTGTTTCCAAAAGATTTGCAAGGTCATTCATTTTATAAATCGCCTGCACCGCCCGATCCAACAGTTTCACTCCGTTTCCATGTGATGTAACCGTTTCCTGTAATGCCTTATGTGTTCTTGTATATTCCGGCATGCCAAAGAACCTATACTCTGTTCGTGAGCTGGATTGAGGCAATGTTCCATTCTTAAAGAGGAGACACCTGCTCTCATGCACGCGAAAAGACTTTCCATATACCGGGGATATATCGTAAAACTCCGGCATACCAAATTTGGACCATTTCCCATCTTTGGGATCATGGTTATATATACTGTTATAATCGGGGGTTATAAGAGGTCGTTCAAACACGAGCAGTTCATCAATTCCTCTGATATTATCCCAGTCAACAGGTTCTTCTATATCATTGCCATCATCAATAATCATAACCATTAAAGCGCCGCCATACAATCTTGACCATTTAATGGCTGTGGCAGCTTTTTCTTCAAAGTCCAGTTCATCAAGAGAATCATTTATAAAAGCCTCCAGGTCCAAATCATTAACACCATAAGAAAATCCGCTGCTAACTGCATCATCTGCCGGTATGTCTATGATTTTCGAGAAAAGACCATTTTCCTCATAATTCAAAGTAAGCTCCACATCTGTTACTGGCGCTTCACTTTCAAAGCGGTACTGCTCTGACACATCATCCTGAGTGCCATATTTGTTCATCAAATTTTTATAACCGTCCGCTCTCTGTTCTTTCTCATTGTCCTGCATTCCATCACCTCCTAATCAACCAGACTTCCGATATTGAACATCTTTCTCTCGTAACATGACAGTGCGACCGCATCCGCTCTGTCCGGGGAACTTATTCCCCTTTTCTTCATTTCTTCTTTGCTTTCCAGCTGCATCTTTCCTCTGCTTGTCAACCTGTATTTTCTACATGAAAACTGTGCAACCAATTCATTATCATTCTGTAAACTGATTTCCTCTGCAATCAGCAATTCTTTTACGGTTCCCCACAGGTAGGTTGTCATATTGTCGTAAATATCAGCAGCTTTAACTTTTTCACCATCTACAACGACTTCATCTGGCACCCTGGCCGCAGCATTTACCGGAACAATCACCATTCGATTCAGCTTCTCTTCCCGTTTTACTTCTTCCAGACGGTCTGTCACTCCACCGCCGAGACCGCAATCATCAATATTTACATATATTTTTCCTCGATAGGTCGGATATGCTGCGATAATGCTTCTGTACTGCTGAACCACTTTCCCAACTGTTGTCATAAGACTTTGTCCTCTAAACATAACTGGCAAAGTGATATTTCCCCCTACATTCAGCGCTATTACCGTTTCATCGTCTCCGTATCGAGCAACGTCCACTCCAAGCGATATCCGTTTAATCGGTATGTCCTCCGGCAGATCCAACATGCAGCAATGCTCAATAAGTGAAAGCATAATGAATACATCATCTTCCTGCTTTGGGAATTCACCAAAAACTCTGACAAGAACCACATTGCTGTCTCTTCCATATTTCCGTATGAGAGATTCAATATTCTGCTTATTTGTCCTGGGACTATCTGCAGATGATACAGTATGGCATTTATAAAGAGCCCTGTCAGCGTTGAAAGCA